TTACTTGATAAAACTGTTAATCTTTTTGTTGCCACTAATAAATAATCCATTAGCAAGCTTAATCCGGGTAGTATCGCCGTATACAACTACCTTAGAAACGTCAAATTGTGTCCCAGCCGGTTGCCAATCAACAACTTTATGAAGCGCCTTATCCCTGTACCGATGTGACCCATGTACCGATTTAACTCGTTTAACGCCACCCTTAGGGCTATAGTACAAGCGATTAACGTTAGCCCGGTTGGACGTAATATACAGTCCATTTGCTAACTGGAACCGGGTAATTTTACCATACTTTACTACCTTAGCAATCGAAAAAACAGTGCCCGCCGGAAAATGGTCTACCTTATGTTTGAACTTAATATCCTTATAGCGATTAATTGGCGTCCGGGCATAGATCATCTTGGGATTGTATCGGTAGTAGATGGCCTTCTTCGGCTTAGTTGCCTTAGTTGCGGTGCCATAGTAGTAGTTTGAGTACATTTGGGACACATCGAAACCACCATAACACCCAGGGAAGTGCATGCTTGACGTCCATTGCCAGCCGTTATATCCAGTATAAAGCTTAAACCCGGACGGGTTATAAGGATAGTTAGCCACCCAACCGCCACGGCCCGAGTTGTTCAATGGCACCGAATTAATCCAGCTACCCATCGTATAAACGTCCGTCTTAGGATAGCCCATGCGGTGGACTTCGTTGATCCAAGCCTTAACAATTTTGGAGTTCTGATTCCAACCAGAGTTGGTGGCTTCAAAATCAAGTACGATCACACTGTTCTTGCCCAATCCTGCCTTAAGCGCACTTCGGGCTGCCATCCGGGCTTCGGCCTTAGCCCCAGCCACTGTCGTAAATCGGGCAAAGTGATAGCCGTTGACGTGTAAGCCAGCAGATACTGCGTTACGAATGCTCGGCTTGGCCGTTTGGTCAGTGAAGTACGTGCCCTCGGATAGCTTAGCTATCATGGCTTTAACCCCATACTTTTTCATCGCACGCCAATTGGCAACGGTCATGAGCCCATTGTTATTGGACGTATCCACAACATCATAATGCGGCATTACTTCACATCTCCCTCCGTAGTGGCCGTGCCTTCTGGCACATTTAAGGGTGCTGGTTCAGCGGGCTCTGTTGCAGACTGCTTGTCCAGTTGTGCTTGCTTATCAGCGAACGCTTGCTCTGTGTCCGCCAGAGCCGCATTGTATTCAGTCTGCTTTGTTTGGGCTTTCGTATTAGTACCCGACATGAGCTGATAGGCCTTCTCAATAGCCGCGGCCACAAGAACTGGATCAACATTATGCCCCCATCCTTTTAGTTGGGAAATCACACCGGCGATTGCTCGTTCTCGTTTCTCTTCTCCTGGCATTTCATAGTTCGTTGATAATTTGTGAACCCAACTTGCGGCCAATTGATCCACTATGCTTAAAACTTCTCGTTGACCAGCGGACTTGTTCGCTGCAATCTTGGTTTTCAATGCCGGGTTGATCCGGGTAAACCAGCCAACCAGGGCAAAAATTAAGACACCTAAGATACCGGTGTCACTGAGTAATTTAATAATCTTCGTAAATTCGTTCATGCGTTTTCCTCCTAAAGCTCACCATACCGTTCCCGGTACGCTTGATTCTCACGTTCTAAAGCGGCATTGCGTTTTCGTAAAGCTTCATTTTCACTAACCTTCAAGGCAATCTGCTGGTTAAGTTCTTGTTCCATGGCATCTTTCTTAGCCTTCAATTCGTTCAAATCTTTCGCAAATTGTGCTTGATCACTCTCACGTTCTTTACGAAGCGACTCATTATCGGCCTTGACTTGTTCCATAATGTACTTCTCCATGCCCTGACGATCATGGTCAGCTTGCCGTGTGTCAGAATGATAACTATGAATAACAGCCCAGATAGTGGTTGCAAACGTTCCCAGTGCGCCTAAAGCAACTGCCCAGGACTTAATATCCATGCGTGTCCCCCCTAATCAACGTACCGACTAGCAAGAACAGCATGAGTAAAGCGAACACCCACGTTAGGTTAAACCGCACATCAAACAAGCCCCGAACAATAAAAGCCACTGATAAGGCCCCCATTGCCGGTGATAGGGCGACTAGGCCACTATCGCGTAACCACCGCTGATTGTGAAAGACACCAACCAGAATAGCGATGCCACAGATAATTAACCACAATGAAAACCACCAGTCGTCAGCAAAGGCAAAGATTGCATGTTCAGCTGGTGAAGGTGGTGGCGGTGGCGTCACCCGTGGATCGTCTAAATAACCTTGATGAAACCAGATATACAAACCGCCTATCATTGAAAATAAGCCAAAACAAAAATGATTCCAATGCGAAAAGGCCCGTTGAACCGGGCCATCTTTAATACGATGCAATCACTTCACCCCTTTCCCACAAAAAATCCCATCAAAAAAGCACCAATCATCAATCCTAGGCCACAGGCGTAGAAGATGAGTCGGTGCTGGTAGAGTTTTTTGCGGAGCCAAGGACATTCTTCACATCGTCCTGCAAGTAGGCTGGGACTTCTTCAATAGTACGACCACCGTCCAAAACGTTGGCGGCATAGATAGCGGCTAAAGCTGAAAATTTAAAGTTTAACATAGTTTATTATCTCCTTATTTGTTTGATTGTAGTTGTGTCAAAGCGGCTTGGGTATCAGACCGAAACGGGACTGGTACGGCTTCAATGGAACGTGTGCCGTCAATAATTGCATGTGCGTAAATCTGTGCCAATGCAGAGTATTCCATTTCCATCACCTCCTAAGATTCACTTGCTGCCGAACTAGCTGGGGCTGCTGAACTCGTTTCAGCTGAGCCAGTGTCAATCGGAGCGCTAGTTGTTGCCAGCTGTGAGGACAAGTAGTCGACAGCCTCCATCAAGCCTTGCTGAGTCAACGCATTGGCTGACTTAAGGCTTTTATTTTCAGTTTGCAATGACTCAACCTGTTTAAGCACTTGAGTATGCGGATCATAAGTTACTTCGGCGTCTGGATCATCCACACACAACATTTGTGGCTTGCCGTCCGAACCTATGATTTGTTTTCCATTATCATCTAAGGCCGGTACTTGCTTCATCTTGACCATCTTCCAACCGATAAATTGGTCAACCCCGTAGGGAACCGGTCCTAAGGCGTACACGGCATAACCGTCCGGCTTATCAATCGGTGCGGTTGCGTAAATTGTTTTCATGTTTGACAATCTCCTTTGCTTTTTTGATCGAACAGTTGGGTTTCACATACTTATGATAGAAGCCATATGAGTTGGTGTGCTTTAGCCAGCCCCAGTAGCTAATCATACTGGCCGCATCATGGTACGTTAGGTGGTCTTTACGCCCAACTTTGGCTGCCTTCCTACGAATCCGGAGAGCTAACTTACGGCGTAAAGTGACATGGTCGCGGTAAAACCGATAGCCCAGAAAGTCAATCGGTCGACTACCAACTCGAAAAAGCTGCCAGTTAGGCTTGATGGCTAGTCCTTCGGCTTTAAGATAGGTATCCATCTGGTCACGGGATCGATGCAACTTCTTTTTGTTACCACTCAACATGACTAGGTCGTCCATATATCTGACATAGTGCGGTACCCGCCAGTTGTTTTTTACCTGATGATCAAAATCCTCCAGATAAAAGTTGGCCAGCCATTGTGAAGTATACAAGCCTAGTGGTAATCCCGGTGAGTATGAGTCAATAATCGCCCCCAACAGTCGTAAAACTTGCGGATCTTTAAAACGGTGTTGCAGTTTTAGTTTCAGAATGTCTGTGTTGATTGAAGCGTAAAAGTGGTGAATATCCATCTTGAGACAATACTTGGTATGTTTGGGGTCGTTCTGTAACCACTTTGGGATCACCTTGCGCCCCTGAGCCATCCCACGACCGGGAACGGTGGCCAGATTGTACTCATACATGCTTTTTAAAAAGATTGGCTGCAGCACCAACATAATCGACCAGTGAATAATTTGGTCCGGGAAAAACGGGGTTGTGGTTATTTGACGGTCCTTATCCATTTCATGGGCTGTCCATGTTTTGACTTTGGCCGGCTTGAATTCACCCGACAGCAATAAATACTGGATCTGCTGAATCGTTTCTTCTTCATGGCTGAGCCTTCGGCTCACCGACTTTCGGTGCCGTTTTCCAATGGCTGCCTGGTGAAGTGCTAACTTAATGGTTTCCGGATCCGCAATATCATGGATCAAATTACCATAGCGTTTCAATCAATCACTTCCTTCTGAATTTAAATAACTTATTAACCTCAAGAACTTTCAATTTACTTACTAGCCCCTGCTTTGTAGCGGCGAATTTTTACCAAGTGGTACGGAGTCGTTGATGCATTACTTGTGTTTGCCGTGTTTCAGTTAATATGGAGGCGAGAGCCGACATTGGAGTTCGTGTCAGACGACGAGTTGTTGCCGTTCCAGTACCAAAGACCGGAGTTGCCAGCGTTCCAATTCCAGCTGCCTGCATCAACAATCCCAAAAGTCCTGGGGGAGAAATCCCCCAGACCTCCTTACAAAGCCTTCTTAAGGAGGCGAGAGCCGACATAGGAGTACGCGTCAGACGACGAGTAGCTGCCGTACCAGAACCAAAGACCGGAGCTGCCAGCGTGCCAAAACCAGCCGCCACCAGTGTAGACCACATAGTTACCACTGCCATAAACATAGCCATAGTCATGATAGTAAGTGTTGTATGAATCACTATTGAAAGAAGTTGGCGCCGTTACTCCAGGATGCTCCTTATCAAATCCAAGGCCAGTAATATTTCCATTCTCAGAATTTAATGAATAATTGAGCTTGTAATAGGGACTTGTGAACACGTCTGACGCATACTTAGTTGCGTCATCGCATGAGTATAGAGACAAGCTATTAATGTTTAATCCGTCTGTCCACATTGCCAAGTTTCCATAGAGATTTTCAATCCCGCGGTAAGTCATTGGTTTGGCACCGCTGGTTACAAATCCAGATGACCCTTTCACATTGTCAGTAGCTCCGTTGTTCATTAAGGAGTTCCCAGTATTGTCGGTGTTCCCTTTCATAATTGACTGGGAATCGAGAGTAGCGAATTCAATCGTGAACAGAACTTGCAAGGCGTCTAGTGTATGCACGTCCCACAAGTGATAGCCCTTCTTACCATCTGTGTTATTAGCAACCGCTGAACTTCTTAGCTGAACAATAGTTTGACTAGCTGTTGGCGTAGCTCCAGTTTTTGACTGTAATTTGCCTGAAGCAATCGACCCTTCGTATCGGGAAACATCGACATAGTCTAGCTCTTTCTTATTGCCAAAATCATAGAAGCAGTTTGGCAAATACCAATCGTCGCCTTGCTTAACCAACGAAACTTGCCAAGTGCTTAATGGTTTATTTTTGTCTTGGGTTTTACGGATGTAGAATTTTGGCACGCGAACAAACGTGTTGCCATACGAATCGGTGACGGTTTTGTCCATCAATCCCCATGGGCCACGAGTATCAAAGTCGTTTTGAGCGCCATTGATACCAGCTTTTAGACCCACCGCAGCATCGGTCCGCTGTAAGGCACCAGATGAAGAACCATCCCAACTAACGCCGTAAATGTTACCGTCAACGGTTGGCAATGGGTCGCTGACCGTAAAGTAGCCGCTTGACCCGGCTGCATTTTCAGCATTAAGGCGGAACAAGTAATCACTTCCAGCTTCAATGCCATCAGTAACCGTCCCAGTAAGGCTATCAGGATTTAGTGCAACTTTCATCCAGTCCGTGCTGCCTTGCTTTTGATACTCCAGGCTGTATCCGGTTATTTCAGAGCCACCATCACTTTTTGGTGCCGTGACCGTGTAGTCGAAACCTTTTTTGCCAGCGTCGTACTCAACTGTCAGTGACGGGATTCCCGGCACTACGGCGGTCCCCAAAGTAATCACATCAGTATAGTCACTGGAACCCACCGCGTTTTGGGCTGCTGCTTTGAAGTCATACGTCTTCGGAATGTCAACGCCAGTGAGCTGGCCGGTTAAGTCATCTGGCTTAACAATGACCGTTGTCCAGTCATCCACGCTATGATCTTTCCACAGCAAATTGTACTGTAGGATGTCACTGAAACCGTCCTTCTCAGGCGCAGTCAGTGTATAGTCAAAGGCTTTGCTAGTTGCGTTGTACTTAACTGCCAGCTTTGGAATTCCAGGCGTCTTCGCTGTTAGAATCCATTTCCATATGGTTGTAGTACCGTTATAAGTGAAGCTCCACATCGCCCCGTCTGGACCTATCCCGTAGCCGGTAACTAAGCCGTCAAAATCGCAGAAATATTCTCCAATAAGCGAATGACCAGTTGGGTTATTTTTAGCGTCAATGTCAACTAAGAGCTTGCCGGTATCTTTGGTGCCGATAATCGCTTTCAGTTTGGTATCCACGTCTTCCCCACTAGCAATCACAAATTTAGCGGAGCCATCGTCACCAGTTAATTTATGTTTTTGCCAGTTAACAGTGTCCGCAGCCTTGACCTTGTCGCCAACCTGTGTGTCCGCATATTCCTTGGCCGATGTGAGTGCTTCCGCGTCGCCATCGGAAACATCCTTGGTGGTCGCAATGGCATTGCCTTCACCGTCCACCGCACCCTTTTCCAGCGTGACGGATTCCTTGAAATCCGCCGGCTTGCTACCATCGATGACGGTGGCAGGGATAAGGCTTTTTACATCGTCCGTTTTGACGTAATCGGCCAAGGTCACCTTCAATTCCTCGTTGGTCACTGCACCAGCTGGGTTGATTGATAGGTCGACGTTACTGGATTGACCCACTACAGTTTCCAGATCAATTCCTAAAGCCGACCCCATTGCATCTTGATGGATATAAACGGGATCTTTTAACACGGTGACACTGTACAGCACCTCCTTACCATCACCATCGACAGCGAACAATCCAACCGAATTCATTTGATAATCATTTGGTGCTTTTGTTTGGTCGATTGCGATATTTACATCCACCGTGCTGTCATTGATGACTGTCACGGTATTAATGTCAGCCGTTTGCTGAACGTTATCCAGCGACGTTAGGACTTGTAGCTCGGTAACCGACTGATTAAAAAGATTAGTGGTACTGATTTCTGCTTTGGTAAATTTGGCCGTTGTTTTATTGGCGATAAGCCGTGCGGCTATTGACTGGGCGGCAGTCGTGAAGATGGTTGTTGCGCTTCTCTGCTCGTCATTACTTGCCACTATTACCCCTCCTTTGCTTTAATCGTTTGTCTAATTTTGGTGACACTAGCTAGCCCTGCTTGTCCTTGCATTGAGATATGGCGGTCCTGCGAGACGTTCATAGTTGACCGGATGTTCTGGTGAACCATAGTATAAGAGGTCATATAGAGATTACTTTTGACTGTCGTCCGGAACTGCACCGTGGCTACCTGCACACCCGCGACTACCGAACTGCGGATACGGTCCAGAACCATGGATTCCTTGCGTTGCGAGTCGATATACTCGGCCGGAACATTGGTGACCTGGATGGCTTGGGACTCATCCTTGACTGGCTCAACGTTGATTTCTGAGTATTTGGCACCCAAAGAGTCTGCAATTAAGCGGATAAGACTGTTATAGGTGCCATCCGTTTGACGCGCTAGCTGACGGGTCTTGATCAGGAAGCGGTAGAAATCGTCGTCAAATCCATTGCGGTTGACGCCCCAGTCAGCTCCAAGTTTGTCCAACCACCCGCCAGCGGCTTCGTCAATGCTTCGGGATTTGTCGACCTTGTCGACAGTACTCTGTGCATTTTCCATGTCGTTAGCTAGCAGTGACCACACGAAGGCCATCACCGAATCCAGATCGTTGGCGACAGGCGTTGGCAGCTCATTGAGCAAATCTGACAGCTCGTAGTGCCCATTACTGTCCATCAACGACCACCTCGATTCCGCCATCGGCCATGACGACCGTTTCAAACTCATCTAGCTGGATGTCACTCGCCCCTAGTGAGTCCGCTGACTTGCCTAGCTTGACGGTTGCTGAGGCAATGCCGGGCACGTTGTAGATGGCCTGAAAGAGCTTGGTATAGACGACCTTCCCTCCCATTTCAACACTCTCAACGTAGTTGGTGATGCCTTGCTTCATGGCATCCGGCCCGTTCGTTGGATCAAATTCATCAGCCGCTTGGATTGTGACGGATGCATGTAAGGCCACCTCAGCCGCCGTATCAAAGCTGATTTGGTGCGGGTGGCCCCCGATATCATCCACTTGCAGGCTGATACCGCCGACTGTTTGAATGCCAGCCCCGATGCTATCCAAAATGGCCGCCGCGATAGCTTGCTGAGTGCCTCCTAAAACATAGATGTGAAGCGACTTGGGGGGGTTCCCCTGGTCGTCCGTCTCCGTGGTCAGGTTAGAGACGATTTGCGCCTTCTTGACCCCGGCCACGTTATAGAGCGCTGTGTAGATTCCGGATAAAGTAGGCCCCGGTTGTGACGTGACCTGCAGGTGGATTCGATTGCGTAGAGATGTGTCTGCCTCGACGTCGACACCCCCACTAGCCGAAGCATCGTTGGTGACCGACTCAACTTGGGCCACATCGTCGACCGGAACCGTGATGGTACCGGCCCCAACATTGCTATCTGGTCCTGTATCAACTGCGGCCGCCCAGCCAGTGCCTCGCCCGGTACCGGTGCCGTCATCGACTAAGTTCACGTTATCGTAGAGCTCGAAGTCGACGCCGTCCTTAGTCCCGTAGGTCATAGGCTCGGTGATCGTATACCCCGGTTCACCGGTGAAGCTCAGCTTGACAGTGGCTGCCACCGCCGGATTACGATGCAAGCCGTAGTTTGATGCCAGCCGATCTAGGCTGACACCAGTCGCCGTATCGATAAATCCCGCGAAGTAAGAGGCTTCGATATCTTGATACAAGATAGCTTGAAACCATGAAAAAAGGCGGATGACAATGCCGAAAGCAGAGGCTTCATCCGTCTTCGTATCTTCACCGTACTTAGCTTTGACCGTATCACTCATTTGGGCGACCAAGTCGTCGTTGTCGGGCACCGCCATGCCCTTGTCATCAATCATCGAGACTCACCTCCGTTTCCAGTGTCTGCTGCTGTGATTCGTCTTCACGCTTCAAGTACACGATTTTCAAGTCAGCTGTTCGGTCGCTATCGGGATCACTCAGCTCGACCGATAGAACCGATGCCACCCGCGGTTCTTGCTCGGTGATAGCATCGGCGATATCTGTGGCTAGATACTCTTTGCTGACCCGCTTACCGAACATGTTTTCGGGGTCAACCCCCATTTCGTCGGCGGGCTCAAACTCCAGCAAGCGTGTCTGGACGATAATTTTGACCGATTGGGCCAGCTCATCATCGCCATTGACCGTGTTCAGGTCTCCGTTGACGATGTCCAGGTCACCATCAGCATTTAGCTTTAAGTCCATCACATCACCTCCAAAATCGTCGCATCATTGATGTCGTGCTTCCGGCTAGACGCCTTGGTGAAGGCGCCGGATCCCGAAAAGTTATCCGTGTCACCATCCATGAAGAGAATTGCCACCGTACTGCCCACCTTGATATCATGCTGGGCGCTTTTCGACACCCGGGCCCCGTGGATGACACCAATCCGGCTCCCGTCGCTGTCTTTTCCCAACGGCTGGACATCGGCGATATGAGAAGCTGCATCATAGCGGACCACTGTGGCGTACTTGCCCACTGAAAGCTGGTCCATGATACTATCCACGACGTCTTGCAATACGTCATGAAAAACTGCCTCGACATTCTTGGCCATTAGGCATACACCTCCATCGTCGTGATCATTCCCGAGTCATCACAAGTATGCTGACCGGACTGGACTCGCTTAGTCCCACTGAAGACGGGGCTATCGACTTGGATGATAGATCCCGTTGATACCTGATACTGCAGGAGCGACTGGATTTCAACCGTCTTCTTTTTCGAATCCTCATCATCCTCGTTGTAGACCGGCTCAGCAATTAGGCCCGTACCTCCGTGTTTTCCCTTCTGATGCATCGTCAAGTAGAGGTGTTCCTGGTAGCCATTTGCCTTGCTCAGGTCATCGACACACAAGATGCCTCGCCGACGGTAGGCCTTAGAACCGCCCTTTTTGGCTGCTTTCTTGATGAGCGTCACGGGATTTCCGTTGGCTGTATAGCCTGACTTGTAGGCCGCGCCCGGCTTCGCTAGCTTGAGCTTGCCAAGTGTGATGCCAGCTTCCCGTGCTATTCTCCGAATGGCGGTGCTGACCGTGGTTCCGGGGCCGAGAGACAGGCTAACCTTTTTCTTGACATTTTCATCATGGCCTTCCTTAAAATCGAAGTTGAAGGTACCAGTCACCCCGTCAGTGCTGTACGGCTGAGTATGCGTAATGAAGCCTTCAGTCAGTAGCCCCACGCCGGACTCACTGTAGCCGGCAAAAAGTTTGATATGGCGTTTTTCCTTGAAAATCTTGCGGTGTGAGGCTGACAGGTTCATGACTGACACACTGCAAGTCTGGGCCGTTGTCGAGTCGCTAAAAGGGACGGTGAAGCCAATGCCAAAAGAGTAGTTAAGCTTCTGGTGGTAGTAGAACTTATAGGTCTGGCTCTTTGTGATCACCCAAAGTTCTACTCGGCGGCCGTACAAGTACTTTGTCGCCATTTAGTCCACCTCCTCATCATCATCGACATCGATAGGCCCCGGCGTCGCAGTATCTTCTGGGTCTAAATCATCTTCGAAAAGAAAGACTGACACCATAAACTCATCGATGCCACACCTGGTCGCTTGCCCCGATTCGTCCATCGGGATGAGTGACGTCGCTGGTAAGCGCGGGTCCGGGTTCCCCTTGAAGAGCGGCGTATCTAAGACCAGCTTCTCGTCACGTACTAGTAGAGTCTCATCAAGTAAACTGACTCTGACGGTGAAGAAATCGTCCTCGTCGTTGTACTTGAAGGTTAGCAGATACGTTCGTCCATCAAGATCGTACTCAAAGGTCTCCGGTAGATTCTCAACGTCTACCGGCACGTAGTTTCTCAGCGCCATATCATCACTCCTTTACTTGACTCGCAGTCGTTTAGGGTACTTGCCCATCTTGGGGTCCGGGTACATGGTCTTCTTCTCAGACCCGTTCCATTTGCGAAGTTGCGTCACAGTTGTGTGATAGGTCTTCGCCAGTCCCCAATAGGTCATACCGTACTTGACGGCGATGGTTTTCTTCTTCGACTTTTTCTTGGTCCCGGATTTCGACTTCTTCCCGGAATTCTTCTTCGTCTTCTTCTTAGTGACCACCTGAGCCTTGTAGGCAAACTGGAAGGTCATTGTGATCTGGATCATGCCCTTGTAGGGCGCATCTAGCGTCTTCTCAAGTCCCGTCATGAAGAGGTGCTTGTAGTAGATGTGGTTGAACCCAGGCTTGACCCAGTCCGACTTATAGACTAGCTCCGTTCCATCAAACTGCCATTTTCGCAGATTCTGAAACTGTTTCTGGACAGTTTTGGCGACCAACCCTGCTCCTGACACATCATCCTTCTTGCCGGACCATAGACGGTCACCAGCTTTCTGATCAAAAAGCCAGCCGGTGACGGTGATGGTCTTACCCGTTCGGCGAACGTGGTCGACGACCGGATCATCGTGATCGATGGGGTAAGTCGTCGCCTCACTTTCGTTGGATTCGGACTCGCTGGACGCGAAGATGAAGACTTCCAGCCCCGTCATTGAATTAGTGGCGTGAAGACTAGCGTGTGGAGCCAGAAACCGCTCGGCATTCTGCTTGCGTTGCGCGGCGATGCGCTTAAGTGCCGTCTTGTGACGCTTAGACTCGTACTTGTCACGCTCAGATTTAGCCGATGAGAGCTTCTTTTGGGCGTTTGATACCTTAGAAGACGCATTGCTAGCCTTACTCTTGAAATCTGAGCTTTTGAGCTTGGCGTTGGCCTTATCGATTTGCGTTTGCAAAGTCGAGATGTGCTTCTTTTGGGCCGCAGTGAGCGGCTTAGGTGTCTTCCGCTTGGTTAGCTTCTTGTCACTCTTTTTCTTCCGGTAGTAGTTAACTCCCTTATTTAAACTGTCAATTTCTTTCTGGTTTGCACTGATTGTTGCTTTGAGATTGGCTTTTTCCGATAGGATCGAGCCATTTTTCTTTGAAGCGCTGGTAAGCTTTGAGCGGGCAGACTTGACCTTAGCCTGCTCGGCTCGCCATTGCTTGGTATATACGGCCATCTATAGCCCTCCTTACTCAAAAGCATTCCCAAGTTCGTTGGTGAAGAGGTTGACCATGACGTCCTTGACCGCAGACTTCATCTTGCCGATGGCCTTGCTGTCAGCATTGCCCATGATCTTAACGTTCAGGCTGACCTTCACGTCCGGCTTGCCACTCTTAGTGCTCCGCAACATCTTCTTGCTGTCGGCATTGCTGGTGACGTGTGAGGCCTTATCGAACTGCATAATTTCAGGCCCTTTTTCGCCTACCAAAAAGGGCTCGTTAACTGGTGTTTGACCACCATTAGCAAACCCTTTTCCGAACGCTGCTTTAATTTTCTGGGCACCGGCCACGTGTGAGCTAGTGTAGCCGCCACGCTCCCATTGTTTGGAGAACTTTGCGGCCAAAGAACTAACGGATCCTTTTCCCCGCAGAACGCTCTTCAAGACTGCACTATCTGACCCATCTCCATTGAGGGCGAAGGCTAATTGAGTGGCAGCTGATTTCCAATTTCCGCCATGTTTCTTGGCATAGCTGATCAAGTTGGATTTACGCCCACCGAGCCATTGGCCTAGTCCAGATGCTCCACCACCGGGATTGATGGCCCCCGAGTTCAGGCCTGATTCAAAGGACCAGTTCCCAAGAACGGCGGCAATCCCGGCACTAGTTGCCGCTGGGTATGCGCTCTTGATGGCTTTGGCCAGAGTACGAGCACGACTAGCCACACTTCCGGACAAGCCACCGACCGAGATGTCATCAGTCTGCAGATTCTTCTTGATCCAGGCGATGGCTGACTTGCCAAGTTGCTGTTTAAAGAGTTTTTGTAGGCCAGTGTCCTTGGTAGACTTGGGCTTGACGCTCTTCATCTTAGTGACATCTTCCCAACCAGCGGTTGAAGAGCCGCCAATGGAAAACATCTTATGCTTGGTAGCCCCAACGTGGACGTGTGTCCCGCTAGGACCCAGTTTAGCGATAGCTTGACCTGTTTTGACCTGGTCACCCTTGTGGACCAACAGAGTAGCCCCAGAGTTACTTTTACCATTAAGTTCTTGGTAGATGAGTGATTGGCCGCCACCACGCGTTGCGATGTACTCACCAATCCCATTACTGCCGCCCCAGTTACGGGGCGCACCTCCGGCACCAGTGACGACACCAGGATACATGGCGTAGACCGTCTTAGCACCGGAGAAATCGACACCATCATGGGAGCTAAAGCCGCCGCTGACAGCGCCACGATTACCGAAGCCCGATGATACAGACCAGCCCGGCCCCGGTGTATGCTTCCAAGTGCCACCGCCGTCGATGAGACTGTTGATGACGGACCAGCCAGCCGAGTACCATTGAGGGCCCACGGAGTTAGCCGCGTCCAGAGTGGCCTTATGCAGACCCCGTCCTAAGTCAGTTCCATTGGTCCCCTTGGCGTTGCCAGCGAAGTCACGGTCCCATGCTGCCTGCGGATGAGCCTGATTTTTCGAAGCCAAGCTGATAAGCTTGCTCTTAGAAGCACCAGTCCCTTTAGCAAAGTGTGGTAGGTAAGGCTTGGCTTTCTCGACCTGATCGCCATTAAAGACTTCGTCGCCCTTGCGAAGCGGAGCAACTACGTCATTGCCGATAGGCTTAAGGAGTTGGTTGCCACGGCCTACCAGTTCTTGGCGTGGCCCCGACTTCGAGTCGTTCAGCACCGCCAGCTGGTCGCTCCCGATTGGCCCGTTAGACCCGGTGGCGTAGTGAATCGGCTTCAAGACAGATTTGTTGCCGCCAAACTGTCCCAGCGCCGTATCGATGCCAGAGATACCGCCATTAAGTGAATTGACCGCTGACTTCATTGCGCTGTGGGCGTATGGCCCCAATTTGCTCATAGCATCGCCAAAGTCACTAGCGGTCGCCTTGGCGTCAGAAGTCATACCCTTGTGGAGTGAATCCATTTGGGAGTTGACCCCATGGCGCATCTGCTTGACCTGCTTGACGCCGCCCTTTTGCATCGAATCAAAATCTGAAACGGTGTTTTTGCGCAGCTTGTTGGTTTGCCGGTTAGTCGATGACGTGATTCCCTTGAAATCCCGTGTGTTCGTCGACTTGAAGGTCTTGACCGTTTTACCGGACTTCTTCGTAGCCTTGGAGTAGTTGCCGGTGATATCTCGCGAAATCTTAGTCATCGACTTCTTGGTCGACTTCTCGGTTCCGGATAAGCTAAGTCCCTTGACACGCGTCCCAACGCTCGCAGAGCCGGCTGTAGGTGATACGTTCGTCGTGCCTGCCACGTATCCGGGAAGCGTCTTCCCAGCGCCTAAACCACCGTGAAGCAGCTTCTGCGTATCCTTGGCGTTGATGACATGCTCACCAGCACGGAGTTGGGTGATAGCCGGCCCTTTACCCAATAGGCGGTAGGTCCCCGTCTTAGGGTTATAGGCAACTTCTTGCCCGGCTTCGTTGACCATGGCGGGTCCCGTCTTCTTGATGGGGCCACCAGCCGCATGACTCAAACCACCGATATCTGTACCGGCACCGGCACCGTAGCCCTGAGTTGGTGATACGATGGGGTGATCATGATTCTTTTTAGCGGTGTTGTTGGCTTGTTCAATGTTTTTCTTCATGTTCGGGATAGCTTTTTTCCACAGCTTGACAAATCGCTGTGTGAAGGCGTCCCCAATCTGAGCCCCGATGATGGCCCCAACGGGGTCACCACCAGTTAAGGCGAGGCCCACCGCGGCCCCAACGCTCTTACCAGTGATGCTCCAAACGGCCTTGCCGCCTTTCTTTGAGCTGACGCCGTATTTGAAGGCGGTCGATACATCAGAGCCAATGTCACTAGCCCAGGCAGCCCAAGCGAGCCCCATGGCCGTGTTGCCCATTTTCAGGCCGATATGCTTACCGGTCCGAGCCGAGCCAGCGTACGAAGCTTTACTAAATGCCGCACCGGATTTTTTACCAGTACGAGCCGCACCAGAGTAGCTGTACTTGGCACTAGTCTTGCCCTGGCGTCGGCCAATCTTTGCGGAATGAGCGTATGAGTAGTTGGTGGCTGTTCGACCAATGACGCGCCCGGTCTTGCCCGACTTGCTTGCCATATAAGTAGCACTAGTCGTCCCGACCTTGCGACCAATCTTGCTACCGTCGCCAAGTGGTGATGACCCGCCACCTGTGACCGTGACCTGAGCAGCGTTGATCGTCATTCGTGAGACGTTCTTACCAGCAGAATCAGTGGCATACGTCCCACTTGGCGAGTAGCTCTTAGGTGTTTTAGCCCAGGGTGCTCGCCCTTGGTTCATGTTGGCCGATAATCGATGGATTTTAGAGTAGACACCCCAGAATCGACTTGCGACCCGTCCTAAGGTCCTGAAGTTCTTGACCAGCATGCCGGTGATTGTCATCAATGGAGAGAAGGCCGCCACACCGATTGCGGTGTACGTGACCCAGGTCTTCTCCTTGCCACTAAGGTCATCAAACCACTTGGTCAACTTGGAGACGTGCTTGAGCGCATCGTTGAGCACTGGCAGCAGGCGGCCACCCATGACCGTGGTGACATTCATGACGTTCTGCTTAAAGATCTTCCACTGCTGCTGGGTCGATTTCATGTTCTTGTTGGCTAGCTGGGTGATGTAGTCTTTCTTTGGAGCCTTCGAAACTTGCTTCTCTAGCTTTTTCAGCTCAGTAGCATTCTTAGACAGTAGCATCGCAGACGTTTGTCCAGTCGTTCCAAAGAAAGTGTGGAAGAAGTCGAATTGCTTTTTGTCTGACATGCCCTTCATGTGCTTTTGGAAGAGCAAGAAGATATCGGACAAATCTTTCAGCTTACCCTTGCTGTCTCGCAAATCATCAGCCGACAGGCCAATCGATTTAAGCGCTGGAACTCCACTCTTTTCGCCAGGAGAAGCCAGCGAGTTGTAGACCTTTCGTAAACCAGTACCGGCAACGGATGCTTCTTGACCATTGTTTGAGAGTTCTCCTAAGGCAGCGGAAACTTGGCTGATAGACTGATTGGCCGTCTTACCAGTAGCACCGACATAGGTCATACCATAGCCTATGTCTTTGAAGTCCGTCGCTGTAAGGTCGGCGGCGTACGCCAACTCATTAACGACTTTCTTGGTGTTTTTGGTCATCGTGGCCGTATTCTTTGACCGCAGACCAAAAGCTTCAAGGGCGGCCGTCGAGTTGTGGACGACGTCAGTATAGTTATCACCAGAGGCAATGGCCCCTTTGACCAGCGTCTCTTGCGCCGCTAATGCTTGCTTAGAAGAGTAGCCCCGTCGGACCAGCTCCTCGTAGCCCTTGGCGATTTGCTGTTGACTGACCCCGTACTTGTTGGAGATACCCAGCGACTGCTGTTGCATCTTCTTAACGTTACGAATAGCCTCGCCAGCCTTTTCACCGCCAGTGGTCAGCAAGTTGGTGATGACCAAGTACTTGTGCTGGAGCTTAGCTGCTTGGGTGACCCCGATTGCTAAAGCCCCGCCCATAGCCGCAGACATGACCTTAGTCTTCTGCCCGGCATTGAGCATCGAGTTTCCGACACGATCTATCCCCCGCGCCATCCGACTGGCTACTGTGTCGCTCTTGCGGTCGAGGTTGTCGTACTGCTTGATCAGCTGATGATAGCCGGCAGAGTTAATCTTCCACGCCATCTCGATATATGAGCTTCGTGCCGCATTATCCATACGCTAACCCCTCCCTTTCGAGCCGAACAGTAGTTCGGATAATTTGTTGGCAAAGACGTTTGCTTGCTCCTCCTGCAGCTTGTAGGCCACCGAGTTGATGACCTGCAACTGAGCCGAAGTCATTGATTCCGCTTCATCCAGCGTGCACAGGCCCATAGACACGGGCCGGTAGTAGTTAGCCCGCTGGCCTGTGACCTCATCAAGCTTCTTGTGATGCCCGATATAAGGGTTAGCGAAACATCCGACTCATGAAGTTGTCGACCTTACCCATTGTGTCGTATACCCCAGATTCTTGAGCCCATTGGATCAGCATTTCAGTGGCGGCATCCATGAGTTCGCTGTAGCCATTGTGGTGATCAAAGTAGTCCAAATCCTTGACGTTCTTGTTGGTAATGATGTTTTGAACGATTCCAAGATTGAATTCATAGTCAAGCACCCGTCCCAAAGCATCCGTGGCCTGGTCCCGCATTTGCAAGATGGTCAGCGTGCCCGGGAATTCGAGATTGTACTTGTGAACGGTGCCGTCATCATCAGTGACTTCGGTCTGCCGTTTGCGCGAACTTTCCGAGACTTTATCATCGAAGAAGCTCCAATCCATTTGTGGATTGTGGATAACGATGTCCATGAAATTTTGGTACAAAATAGCAAGTGATCGCGATCCGTTAGGCATCGAGGCTGGGTCATAAACCTTCCGTTGAGCCCAGGCGGTCCCAGGGAAGACAACTGTCATCTTTGTTCCATCATCGAGATCAATTACTTCGGATTTCAGATTCTTGTTGATTTTATTGGGCTTTTTAGTTGCTTGTGCCTTAGTCGTGGTAGCCGCTACCTTTTCGTCTTTTTCAGTCATATCAAGCACTCCTTAAATTTTGGGATTAAAAAGCGACCCGGGAGTCGAACCCTGGCCGCTTGGCGTTATTCATCTAAAGTTTTGTGTTCATAGTCCAGTACAACAATGGTGAAAGTCCGTGTTGGGAAGTCCTTGCCATCGGCCACTTCTGGTGGCTGCTTGATGACACAGTGATCGCCGCCGACGTACTCCGTCCCATCGTTCTTGTGGAGCGAAAATGTTTCACCGGTATTGTACAAATTCAACAGCAATTTAAAGGATGGCGATCCATACATCATGTTCGCCGTCCCGGTACCCAAGGAGTTATCATTTTCAGACAGCCCCACGTTTCCTTGCGGGTCAGAAATACCCGTGAACTTGGCCTCGTCCTTGGAGAAAGTGATCATGTCACCGTCCTGGAAGTTTTCTAGCAAATGCGTTTCACCGGATTGCAGGACCAGCGGGTATTGGACCTCTTTGGCCCGGTAAAACGCCGCTGTCCGCCCGTTCCCCATCGTCAAGGAATCGCCGGAGTTATAAGTTTCAGCCATATGATTTCACCTCCTAAGCTAAAGCGTCTTGCGTGATACCGACATTGATGTGGTTGATGGCGCCGCTTGGCTGGTAGTCAAAGAAAGCGCCCTTGTACAAGCGCTTAGCGATATCCGTCTTACGCAGGTCAGCGCGTTGCTTGACTGTCAAGTTAAAGATGCCGTCGCCAGTATCGTCATCGGTATCGATAATGGTCTGAGATGTTGCTTGATTGAGGATAGTCCGTAAAACCTGTTCAATCTTGGCGACTCCCGCCTTATCAAAGGTCAGCTTGCCGCTGGTATTGAGCAAATTCTGCAGCTGGTTTTCAGTCTCTGACTTGATCCAGTCGGCACCGTGGTAAGTGTCAATAAAGTCGCCTAGCGGGTTGGCATCAGTCGTCTGATTACTGTGAGCGCCTTTGGTGTAATAGGCGATATATCCGTTCTTATCGAGAGTCTGCATATCAGTGATAGGCAGGCTTTCTGGCGTAATATCAACCAGGTCAGAGACGAACTTCCAACTGATTGAGCCGACAGTCTCGGCACCACCCTTGCCAACTAGTGCGGCCGTGTAGTACTCGTCCGCATCCGTGTGGTAGAAGCACCACGTCCGATGGAAGTCCTTGAAAGGATTCTCCTTGGTAAAATCAGATACTTGTGGGAAGAAGAAGTGGAATCCCTTACCGTCGTACCCACCCTTTTCGATGAGCGTTGCCAAATCCAAAGCGTCTTCTTCGTCGTATTCCGGCATCAAAGCGAATTCCCAGTTACGGTAGAAGTAGTCAGCCACCGCCTTAGCTACCCCAGTGAGCTTAGTCCAGTCCACATCACCGGTAGCAGTCGTAGGCGATTCGCTTTCAGTGATTTCAGCACCGTCAGCCGTCGGCGTGCTCTCTAAGTCTTCTGGCGTCGGAGCGGCCGCTGTAAAGCTCCCAGAGTTGTCCTTGACGTAGCTGGTGATAGCTACTAGTTCTGGTGCGTTGGGTTGCGCAAATACGGCATACGCCGCGTTATAAGCGGGCGTTCCCATCGGGTAGTCGGCCATCACGTCTTCAATGGTCGTGTACTCTCCATAGCCCTCCTTGTCGCCCTTGACGAAGAGATTAGGGTTCGTCAATCCGACGGTTGGCTGCGGGTGGTCGATATCAATTGTGACATTAACATCGGTCACATTTGGAATTACAATTCCTGCCATTTTTAAGCCTCCTTATTTTCTTGTTCGATAGAATCAATCGTTTGAACATCATCAGTGAAGTGGTCTTGCACGCGAATGCGGATGTCGAACCCTACCCGGCGTTTTTGCACACCCTCAATGTAGGGAACATCGCGACGTTCTGCCTGGCCCTCTTCAACTAGGTAGATGCCAACGTCCTCAAATGTCAGTGAAGCTTCTTGCGTCCGCAGAACCTTCAAGGCCTTCTGAGCCAAGCTCATAGCCTTGATCATGTCGTCAGCGACCGCATCGATAGACCACGTGCACTCCCAAATCTCGTCGTCAACCACGTCAACTGACAGCGGGATATAGGGGGTGATTGGTTCATACGTCAAAAACGGGTCCTTAGGCTGGCGACCCTCAAAAGAGGATTCATATACCTCAGCACCCGTTTTATCTTTGAGCACGGCAATCAGGGGCCGAATAAGCTCCCGGTAGTCGTAAGTATCAGTCATCTTCAATCGCCCCCAGTCCGTAAACGATAAATCCGCCTTGGGCCTGGAACCCCGTATGGCGCAGTACCTTGTATCGAATCTTTGGGCTGCCTTTTACTGTAACGTGAGACCCCTCGGGAACAATACGCTGGGAGTACCAGAACGCATCGTAGGTGACAACTTGGCCGCCTAGCTCCTGGCTCATGACTGCTTGCATGTTGGTGTTCAAACTGGCCGGGATAAGCGGTTCGTTGACGTCGTAGGGCTCGGCCTCACGGGGTACGAGTTGTCCTAAGTCATCCGGTTCAGCACCATCAAGACTGGCACTTGGTTCGATATACAGCGGAACTGCCTCTTCAGCCAAGATGTCGCTCACATCTTCTTGCACACTTATCCCTCCTCACTAGTCAGTGGCAGTCGGGTCGCTTTCAGTGATTTCAGCACCGTCAGCCGTTGGGGTGACCGTCAAGTCACCCGGCGTCGGTGCCTTCTGTTTTGGGACCGTCCACCCCTTGACAGATGCTCGGTCAGATTCATCTAAGGTGCCGGTGTCATCGATGTTGGTGGCTTCGTAGTCACCGTCTGCAACGACCGTCCCTGGCTTAAGACCAGTGATGTCAGCCTTCGTCTTAACGCCAGTGAAAGCCGCCTCAGATTCGCCCTTCTTGTAAATTGTTAAATTTAATGCCATTAAAGTTTTCCTCTTTTCGTAATTTTGTACTTAATTGACTTGCCCAGCTTGCCGGTGTCGACTAATGGGTCATTCTTGCCCTTGTTGGCCACAGTAAGCGGGGCGTTAGCTGGTTTCTTTTTACGGCTAATCGATTTCCTAATTTGTTTCTGCATGGTCACCCCCAAAGCTGTCATGACTTGGTTTGCTGTCACTTCACCATTACTACGCACGATGCGGTGCGCTCCAGACGTGATAGTGTGCTCCCATTTTCGATGCTTAGCATCATAAGTGGAACGCAAAAAAGACCGGGCCGGAATATCGACTGATTTAAGCTGGTACACCTTGCCTTTAGGACCTGGGATATAAAGGTATTTACCCTTCTTAGGCTTGATGTGAGCCCCATACTCATTGACCACTGCAATCATTTGCAAAAATTCAGACTGCTTTGGCAGAATCCCAACTACTACAGCCTTACCTGAAAGATTATCTAGTTCACGCTTAATACGAGGGAGGTGGTTGTAATGGTCTTTAATCACTGGACCACGCTCTTCCTTGTGAGCTGTCCAGCCCGTACTGCCGTAATAGTCGAAGATAGCCGTCTAGATATCGGTCATGAACCTTGGAGTAGTCGACCTTGGTCTTGGTGATGGGACCGATGGTGAAAGACTGCACGCCACTGGCCGCGACCTTTTCGGCCGTAAGCAAATGGCACGCAAACAACCGAGTAGCCCGCTCAGCCGCCTTTGGGGGAAGGCTGACCCATTGAGCAACCTCGGCTTGCGCATCATCGATAGCGTCCAAGATTACCTGGTCAGCCAGCGTCGCAAACTGTGGGTATGCCTTGAGTTGTGATACTGTCAGTGTCATCTAACTCACCTCACTTCGATGGGACCAGGGCTAGCAAGTCAGCTTTAACCGTCTTGCCAGTGTGGTCGACATCATGATCATCAAGCCAAGCCGTGATTTCAGCGACCGTGTTGGCTGACGTCGGCTTCACATCAGGGGTGCTTTCGGTGATTGTGGCGCCATCAGCGGTAGGCGTGACGGTTAGCTTCTCGGGTGCTGGCGCCTTTACGCTTTTGGGTCGTCATCCGTGCTGTCAGCCTTTGGCGAGTTGATGGTTGGAACCACAAACTGGCTAGCGACCTTAAATCCATACTTGACGATGCCCAGCTTACGTGGGTCCGTGGCCACCTTGAAGACAGGCTTACCGTCTTCGATAGCTTGCCGGTACCCACTGATGCTGGATACCACGGAGGTATCGATATCGGTCCCGATGACTTGCATCGCTGAGACCCGCTTTTGGATGATGGCTTCGACCCCACCGTTCTTAAACTCGTCTCGCGTGATGACAAAGGCGTTAGCTGGGTTGGCAGTCGCGTAGGCTACGGAGCCTGGTGCAAAGGCATAAGCCGCCGTGGTCCCGTCAGCGGCGACTGGGATATCATCGTCTTGGATGATTTGAAGTCCGTTGTAGTACGAGATTGGCGCTCCGCCTTCGGATGGCTTGACGTCATCAATCAGGTTCTGTGCCCGCATTTCAAAGTAGGCACTCGAATTCATAGCCAATTTGACTAACTTTGGGTTAGCCATGTCGCCCATCCGAGCGAGTGCGGCCAATAAGTCCCCAGCGGACAGTTCCTTTTCAGTGCCGACCCCGTAGGACTTAGCCGTCAAAATGTCAGCGTTAGCGTAGGTCGCATTTAAGACGTTCAGCAGACGCTTCATGTCTTGACGTACCCAGAATTCGGAGAACCGACTGATAATCTGTGACCGAACCGGTGCTCCCGTGACCAATTGGCCGAAGTCAGTGGCCGAGTAGGATTTGTTATCAAACACTTTCATGGCTTGGCTGATACCAGTCGTCAGCGAGTCAGTGTCGATATCCTTGGTGTCGCTCCATTCTTCGGCGTCCCCTGGCAAATCGTTGATGTACGGCATGTCAATGGTCCGTCCGGGCTGAAGCAGTCGGCTTCCCCATACAGGGTCTGCACCCAGCACACCGCTCTTGATGAAGGCGTTCGTGTTGCTGACCTGTTCTTGCACGTAGTCCAGAAAGACTTGTGGTTCAATCAAGTCGGCGAGTGAAGTAATCTTTGTAAATGCCATTGTTTATCTAATCCCCTTTCGATTTCATCCGTTGATACTCGTCCGGGTCCTTGCGATAGAGCTCAACGCGCTCATCAAAACTAAGCTCGCTCCACTTCTTCGTGATCAAGTCCTTAGGCAACCCGCCCGTCTTGGGGTCACTCTTGCCCTTGGCTTGGTCACGGACCTTCTTGTCAACTGATTGGGTGTAGGTATCGTAGAAAGTCTCGACGTTAGCCTTGCGTTTGTCTTTGTCGGTGTCGCTCAGCATGGAAGCAAAGGAAGCTGGCAGGCCCTTATCGGCCAGCAGAACCTTGGTAGCTGATAAAGCATCACGGGCGTTTAACTTAGCCTCACGAGCGTCTAGTTCCTGCTGTCGTTCTTTATCACGCTTCTTGGCCTTTTCATCAGCTGAAAGCTTAGCGTCGTCTTGAGCCTTTTTAACCGCATCAGCAATCAGTTTGGGCAACTCGTTGGTTTTGAAGTCTTCAACGTCCTTCTTACCTTGACCCTTAGCTGCGGCCGCAAGTTGAGCCCGGGTGAAGGTCTTTTCCGACTTCCCACCTTCCTGCTGATTCTGTTCATCGGTTTCATTCGGCTTTGGTTCTTCGTTTTCACTCATCGCAAAAATCCTCCTTTTTAACGCCTCGTGGGCGAATTCACTTCTACGTGCGATAACGGGTCAGCTGTTCTTTTTGACGCCTGCAACCGAAAAAAAGGCATGAAAAAAGCACCCGTGATGAGTGCTAGTTCTATCCTGCTAGTGCATAAAGATGAAATCATCGTGTGGGATCAGCGAGCATCGGCAGTTAGGATGGATAGGTATCCCTGGAGCTTCTTTAAGGCGATATGGCCCCTTGTCAGCAATATCCACACATTTAGGGCAGGCCCCTGGCTCGTTGACCACATCAACTTCATTAATATCGACAATCTCATAAATCTTACGATTCACTTCGTTGATGGCTCGGGCCGATTCAGTCCGTAACAATCGTTGAGCCTTGTAGTCCATTGAATCGACACTACCTGTGATGGTCGAAGGCGTTGCTTGCTCACTATATGGGAAAAGCTTATGAGTAAAGTCATCAATGCCTAATCCCGACGTAAGGTGCTGAGACACGATATTTTGAACTTTTCGCGTCATTTCTTCGTTGTCCTGCCATAGTCGCGGCGACCACTGCTTAGAAGCGTCCTTAAAGCTATCTTTGACATAGGTATCGTAGACTTCACGACGCATTTTGTGAGCTCGATTGATGTAGTCTTGTCGCCGCTCAGCCAGCTTTAAAGCCTCGGCCTTACGATCAACTTCCTCAGTCACATCTTGGGCCAAACGCTTGGCCACTAAAGCATGCTGTTTAGCGGTGGCCACGGCCATGCGGACTGCAATGATGCTCATCAGTAGATACTCGCGGTTAATGCCGGCGGTGACCATCGCATACTTAATGTGGTCACTTGCTTGGGGCGGAATCGTCACGGTACGCAAGTCGTCTAAGGCCTGCTTCCACTGTGTCATGTCCCATCGAGAGATACGCTGGTTGACCTGAGAGATAGTCAAGCCATTTTCGTCGGCGTAGCGAACGTAGAAAGCCATCAAGTTATCCCTGATGCCTTTTAACGCCTCACTGTAGTAACTATCCGTTTGACGATTGCTGACGTCGTCCCGCTGGAGTAGCAGGTCTATCCGTTCCCGCTCCTGCACCTGGCTTATCGTCGGACTCATCATCTAGGCCACCTGCTTTCTTCTGACTGTCGGTCAGGGCATCTAACCCTATAGATTGAACCGTTTTCTGATCAGCTTTTCTCTGATCAGCCATTCGGGACTGTTCTTGCTCCTTAGGCACCCCGGTCACATCGGCTGCCTTATCTTGGATAGTTTCGTCGCTGATGGCACCAGTATCCTTGAGACTCTTGAGGTTGGTGATGATTTCAGCGTCATTCTTCGGCAGATTGAGCGTAAAGGTCGGCTTGAAGCTGTCCATCACGTCGGCCCCCGGAAGTAGCTTGATATGATTCCAGTAATTGCCCAGCAGGCTCAGCCGCCGCATGAGTCCCTTAGTGTACAAAGCTTCTTGTGTGGCAATCTCTTGATCACTACCCCACAGCTTGTAGGACATTGCCGCCCCAGTTGCTTGGCCGGAGAAGTTCTCGTCTGACATGTCGGGCGTGTTGGTGTCCTTGTGCATGTCCTTCATGAGTTGGTCAACGTAGGTTTGCCAGTCGGAGGCGTTGAGTTCCTTGGTGAGGTATTTGGCGTCGGTCGGCACAATGGTCGGGGAACTGCCGGGGTTGTCAATGATACGTGGCTTCAAGAACATCATGTTTTTGGTAGGATCAATCTTACGGACCCGGACCAGTGGATTACCGTTATCGTCGTAGAGCTGCTTGCCCTCGGCATCGGTGACGGTCTCTTTGTACTCATCTTCGATATCGCCGCTGATGACTAGAATCGAATTGTTAAAGTCCTCCTCCGAATTAGCCATCTCAGACAGTGACTTGTCATAGGCATCGATTGTATCGAGTTTTGACTCCCACGCCCCCATCCGGTTGTCAGCCAGACTGTACTCGGTCATTGGCACTTTACCGAAATAATGATCCTCAGTGGGCCCATCAACCGAAAGGTTCCCATTGGGGTTCATATCTGAGCGGTAGTGGTAGATCTTGCTGTCGGTGTAGACGTCCACGTAGAAGACTGGCTTGTGGTCGAAGCGGACCAAGTAGTAACGTACGGCAAAGAGACTGTGCATACCGATGGTCGTGTCATATACGATAAAGGCGTTGGCTGGGTCAACTGGCCGGACTGCTACTGAGTTGCTGTCCTTACGCACGTACATCAACTCGTAGGCGCGCCCGGTAGTGACTAGGTTGGTTCCCATGACCATCTCGTGGTACTGCTCGCTGTTATCGGCATTGAAATCCTTCAGTAAGTCCGTGATGACAGCTTCTTGAGCATCGTCGACATCGGAGTTGTCGTACCCAAACTTGATGGGATTGCCAAATTGGTAACCAACACGGATGTTGGTGATATAGCGCGGTAACCCACTAGCAATGCGGTTGTCCGCCCGGTTGGGGGCCTTGTGTGACGCCCAGTAATGGATGTCATTATCGCCATTGTAGTAGCGCTCCAGTGTGATGATTCGAGGGACCTGCAGGCGGTAGTGGTCAGTAATGTACTTTTGCACCAGTTCGGCCACTTTCGCCGGGTCGTCCTTGATGGCCTCCCAATTGTCCGCCGGCATCCGGTAGACCTGATTGGCGTCGAAATCGAAACGGTCACCCGTCAGCATGGCCTGCTTGCCGTGAGTTGGGTAAGGGCTTGGCAAACTCATAGCCCAAGCCCGCGGGTCGTTGTTGTTGCTCACTAGTAATCACCTCCTAAACCGTATTGTTTGAGCATTGATACCTGACTGGCCATCCGTGGCCGGTCGTCAATGTGGACCTTATTTTGAATGGATTCTGCCACCCCAGTTAGCGCATCGGGGGCATCGTCGTGTTCGTTTTTTCCTTCACGTTGGTAGCGCGTCAAGAAGTCGAATAGGTCAGGCCATCTATCCCGCCAATTTACGGGGAAGTAGATGTGACCCATAACCCAAGTCGAATTTGATAAGATGCGAGCGATTTTGTTCTGGCTATTGTGAAACCACTGCACCTTCGTAACGTTGCTGTGGTAGTTACCGTGCAGCCGTCGCTCAACCTGTCGGGCAAAACCGCGCCCACCGTTGTTAGATTCGATGGTGGCAACGTTGACCTTATTCTCGAATAGCGATTGGGCCACAGCTGGTTCTGTCATCTCCATTGGGTCTTGCGAGAAGACTACGTCCAAGATATAGGCCTCGTCGTTGTATACCCCATAGACGTAATGAGCCAACCAGTCAGAGCCTTCGTCGGCAGTATCGGTGTATGAAAAAATCCCCCGAAAGAGCGGATTGCCCTGCTCATCTCGTGGGATTTCGTCGTAAGTTTTGAAGTGCTTGTACAATCGTCCTTCTTGGTCAATTGGTTTTTGCTGGTAGTTGGCCGCCGCAATCTCGGGCGATTGGGTCTTAAACGTTCGCTCGTACTGCGCACGGGAAAGAATATCCTCACAAAGCATGGTTCCGTCGTCCTGGAGAGCTTTCATACTGATGTGCTTGACCTTATACCCTAATCCGGGTAATTCGGCCAGAGCGCGTCCGGCGAGGTCTTGAGATGACCACCGTGTCATGATAATAATGATTTTCCCGCCGGATTCTAGTCGTGACAGCATGGTGTTTACGAACCATGACCACTGCGCGTCTAGGGCTACTTCGTTGAAAGCTTCTTGGGCGTTCTTGATAAGGTCATCGATGATCATGACGTCAGCCCCGAACCCTGTCGCGGTACCAGTTGGTGACGTGGCCAAATAATTATTGTATCCGCCTTGCAGTGACCACAAGTTCATGGCTCCGTCACCTTGCTTGATGCCGACGCCTGGGAAAACATCCGAAAACACCGGGATATCCGGGTCCGCCTTAACCTCTTGAATAGCGTTCCGTACCCCCTTCGAGAAAGTCGTTGAAAGCGTCTCATTATAAGAACCGGTCATGACCTTTATCGATGGGTCTTTACCCAACAACCACTGAACGAAAAGCCCTGCTGTGCGCGATTTTCCGTGTCGGGGTGGCTCATTGATGACTAGGATATCATCGTCGGATTTAACGAAGTCTTGCAGGGAATCACACATCTCTACTAAATAGCCCCGGCTCCGCTTGTAAAAGTCTGGGGCCATTAACCGAGCATAGGAAAAGAAATGGCGCCGAGCCAGTTCAACCCGCGCGCCTTGTCTGATAAGCTGCATGTCAGCCATCGTCATCATCAGCTAGCTTGGCTAACTGCTTCTCAGATAAATTCTTGTAGGGGTCACTGACCTGTACGCCTACGCCACCAGATAACTCGGTCTCCTTACGGTCACGCCACTCGTCTGGTTTGCGATTCTTTAGCCAAAAGATAGCAGCCGTCGTATCTGGTGGGACCTCACGTCGAACGGTCTTAGTAAGTGTCCCCTCGTCATCAGTGGTCTCCGTTACGTCCTCAGTGATAAAACCTTTAGCTCGTTTGAGCAGTGCCGATTCAACTTCACGGTCAACCACTTCTTTACCCTTTTTTAGGGCGTCAGAAATGTCAGGATGGCTCTTCTTCCATTCATAAAGTGTGGGCCGACGAATTCCAATATTATGCGCAATTTGTTCATCGGTCAGGCCATCTCGGGCCCAGCCCTCCAGCTTGGTCAGTCCCTCATGGGTCAACCAATCTTGATACTTGCCTTTACCCATGGGGGCGCCTCCTAATCCATAAATACACAGGCCATCGTAAACTGACCCATTGGAAATCCCTTGCCGTACACAACGTTCGGACCGTACTTAATATATCCCGAATGGCTCTCGTACAAGTTGTCAGTGTTGTCATCCTTGATAGCCAAGTGAATTGGCTTCTCTTGCCGGACTAAGCTCTTTAGCAGCTCATCCGAAGGCTTGCCCAGTGGGACCATAATCTGAACCAGCTTGTCTACGTAGTTTGATCCAGAGTCAACGACTCTAACTGCCACGTCACTACTAAGACTGTTTAGTTCTTCATCATTGATCAAGACATGGAAATACTTTGGGTCAAAAAGGCTAATTAATGTACCGTCGCTAACCCGGATTGAGTGCTTGTTTTCTTTATCAGTCACGATCAACAACCTCCTGTGCCTGCTTGTGGTTTTCCCACGTCATGGCGCCTTTGTAGTAGACTTTGCCATCGATATCAGCAAAATGAGCTTCTTCTTTGCTATAGCTCTCAGTGAAGATATAGTCCTTGTTAACAATCATGCCATCACCGGAACCAGCTTCGGGCTTAAGCGGGATATAACTAATCAGCTCCCCGTTAGGTTGACTGACGGTAATGTAATTTGGCAGATCGTCCCATAGTTTGGCCTTCTCTTTGTCGCTTAATTGCTTTTTCATTTTTGACATCCTTTCTTCCCGCAATCTCTTCCACAGAAAAAGCACCACTCTTTTGCGAGTGACGCTTTGCATACTGCTCTCTGACCCACGGGTCCAAATCGCGTTCAATTTTATGCCCTGTTTTAGACGCATATGAGCCATTTTTCCAATACATGGGTGTTTGTTTGCGTTTTACCATAAGTAGGCCAACCACCCTATCAGAATACCCACAGCAAGCGCCGTAAGTCCCACTATCAAATCTTCAACACTTCGTCGCCACATCGAGCATCCCTCCAAAACGGATAGACATAAGTCTAACCACCAAATTTATGTAACAAAAAAGACCCAGTCGTCCAAACTGAGTCTCTACGAAATCACCTAACCGATGCAGGCGAGACTTCTCACTGAGAGGAGTCTTCACCTCTTTTCAATTAGATTTTTGACCCAATGTTAAGCAAGATTTGTTTAGGGCCAATGTACTGGCAGGGATTCGCACCCTGCATAGCCTTAGTGTGCCATGGCTGGATTCTAACCAGTAACCTCACGCTTATCAGGCGTGCGCTCTTCGATTGAGCTTACATGTCCGACCTTGTCCCATGAAGGTAGGAATTTCAGTTCTTACCCTCATGAGTCAATGCGTCTACCTATTCCGCCACAGTACGTGATGGACGCTATATCCTTGGATGAACGGGAGATCCCATCTCCTTTGAGTTATTTGCCCAATACGTGCAACGGGAGTCGAACCCGTATCTTCTTTACTCTGCCGTTGAGCTATGCACGTTACTCAGGGAGGTGATCTTGTGGCCGGTTCATCATTCCACCACAATGCACGCAGCGGGGTTCGAACCCGCGTCGGGCAATGACTGCCTGCTCTGCCATTGAGCTATGCGTGTTTTTCTTAATTCTTTCGATGATACTAGAATAACCCTTAAATATGGCCAGTGCCTGCTGACTTACTGCACAAAAACTGCACTTAAACTGCACCAAAACTGCTTTTTTTAAAAACATGGAGGTCATCTAGCATGTAACAATCGGCAAACTCTAGCAGTGCCTGCGGCTTACGAACGTGGAAGTAACTCGATTCTGAGAATCCCAGTCCCATGAAGCACATCGTATCTGTGTCCCCCTGCAGGTACAAACTGCTAAGAATGCTGCGGCTGTCCTGTCCACAATGCTTAATGGCCACAACTGTCTGCTTTACGATTTGCTCCGCGTATAGCCGCCGTACGATACGAGCCTCCGCCGCGTTACCTGCTGGCTTGGCCTTTGGCATCCCATCGTAGCTGGGAGACTTCAGATCTGTCATAGACTGACCACTTACCCGGACCATCTTAGGCAGTGTCACCCTAAGGAAGTGTGTCACTTTTTGAGTCGTCGCTTCTTCGTCAACCTCGGGGAACAGCGTCCCCATATCCATACTGTCAAAATCCAACTCTGTCATCCCTCGCCAGCCCCTTCACCGTGCGTTTTGTGGTATAATTTATCCATTCGAATGTTTTGTGGAGGGCTGCTGGCGGGCGGCCCTTTTTTACGTCTACATAAGAATCATCATATCGACAACTCCAGCAATCATCATAAAAATCCAGAATGTGAAGGATCCCATCTTCTTCTGGTTCCAGCGACGATTGGCCATGTCATCAGCGAAGATTACTGTGATAAACGCTAGCAGCAGCTTCCAAAACAATGGCCACGTCATCGCTTCACCTCTGACAGCTGAACCATCGGAACTTCTGACATACCCTGGTGGCCCTTCAACCGCACAAGTGCTGTGAAATTTTTACGTCCGGGGCGCCGAATCACGCCAAAACAATGGCCTGTAAAATCTTCCGCGTTGTGGTGGACCGTGTGTATGACGGGTGCACCCCCATCGTCACGCATGACCACGCCGCTTCTGTACTTCTTGACCGTCTCTGTATCAAATGGTGGCCGGTGCCACACTACCGTTGTGCCTCGCTTAATCATCACTCATATCCTCCAAATCATCAGGTACTTTCCGCTCAATCCATGGCGTCCCAGCGAACTCAGCCACGGCTGCAGCCATTCTAGGTGATACTTGCTGCCAGTAAGGCGAACGAATGCTGTAAGACATGTTTTCCTTGCTGATGCTAATTGCCGGATGGTCCTTGGCGTCGAACATCACAATTTCAGTCGGCACGATTAGTGGTTTGAACCCTTCGCTCTCAGCGATTTTTTTGAACTCAGCGTACTTCATCGTTTGACCTCCTCAGGTTCATCAATCGGCTTAAAGTATTCGGCGTCCTCGGGGTCGACCCCCATAAGCCACGCACCCTCTTCGCTGCCGCACCCCCACAGCATGTCGGGGATACTAGGGGTCTGTGACCACTTGCTACCTTTTTCGACATCGGCGGGCGGCTCGTCGTCAATCGTGAAGCCATCACCGTCACAAGCGTCAGCTTGAAATGATTTGATGCACACGTAAAACTTTTCACCAGTCATTTGTCTTCCTCCCCAATCTGGTACCCGTCTAGCCACGCGCGGGCAGCCACTTCTGGATGATTTCTGATGAATTCCATTCCTGGCGAACCAGCCACCTCCAGCGAACTATAGAATAGGTCAGCAATTCCATCCTCACGTCTATCCTCAATTTCTTGTGCTGCCCATCGGGTAATCACCGGCAACTCGGCATACGTCTTCTTGAAGACCTCATCAGCAATCGGCCAGTGCTCGCCGTCGGTACCTGTGGCAATCCAATCACCAAAATCAAAAATCATGTACTTTTCTTCAAGCTGGTAACATTCATAGTCTTCATTCCACTTGATACCGTACTTGGCTTTCAACTGGTCGAAGTTATCCTGAGTAAGCTGTTCGGCCGTGATGGTCGCCGTCTTGCGATAAATCTTAATCACGGTCGTCACCTCCTGCCAAAATCTTGCCAAATTCGTTAAAGTCAACCTTGACCAGTAACCTTTTATCGCCAAGACTCAACATCGTCCACCCGGGGTTATTTTCCGCTGCATAGTCAATCTTCTTTAGATTTACCCATACGCGGTTGTCGTCTCTGTCTTTGACCATGATCCAACTAGGCTCACTACTGTAGCTGTACATCGGTCTTCGCCCCTTTCGCTTGATGTTCCCGTGCATGTTCCGCCATCCGCCGCTTTTTCTTGCGCATGGTCGACTTTTTCGTGTGTTTCCGCTGCTTACTCATGACTAGCCTCCTTACCCCGTGTCTGTACAATCGCCCATAGAATCTCTGCCGCTGGTCGTGTTCGCTTTAGTCCAACGGTGGTCCGGTCAATTTTCAACGTCAACCGGGACCAGTTTTTATCGGGACAAAGGATGCCATCGACCCGCTGCGGAATCAACCGCTCTTCAAGCAACTGTTGTGCTAACTCCCACTGGCACACTAAGAAATTATTGTCTCCATAGAAGGACAAACCGTGTCCTGATGTGAAGTCAGCCATACACGATTTGACCTCATAGAAGTCAAACTGCCCAAGCTCCACGGCAATCGCTCCGTCAGCGTACTTCTTAGGCTTGAATCCGACGAAATCTACGCGCCTGTTGTCCTCAGTGTCCATGTCGAAGTTCACCTCTGGGCTCCAGTACATCCCCTGGGTGGTGAGCCGCTTCTCGACTAGGTGACTGAGTCTTGCTGTGATGTCTGGTCGCTTACTCATCTTCTACCTCCTCAATGCCATCAAGCTCCGCATCGTACCGGTACTGCTTGTGTGGGTCAATCGATTCAGACTCAGGGAACCACTCAGAAAACGACTGGCTATCACTACACTGTAGCCTCCAGTCCTCTGCGGCTTGCACCATCAACTCACCGCCTGAACTTTGGAATAGGTCTTCGCCTATCTGTTTCATCCAATCTCCTCGATTCTCCAGCCATTAATGACTGGCTTTTTCTGCTGCCATAGAGCCGCCTTCACCTTCCACGTAGGCACGTGGTCCAAGTAGTGTGTCCGTGCGTAGGACAGGCGACACTCGTGGTATCCCTTGCTGCTCGTCAATCTAACTCGCATCAGTAGCCATCATCCCCATCAGAATCATTGCTACCGTCTTTGTAGTTCCCTTCCTGGAAGAGAAACGCGTTGTAGTGGTAGGTTAGGTACAGTGCTTGCGATTCTGTGAAGCCATTATCAATACATGCATCGAAATATTCCTTCTGACTGGCCGCGATTCCCTTAGCTGCCTGTGTAAAAGCTATGAGGCTTAGCTGAAGTTGATTGCTGTCGTAATTGCTCATTTCATACCTCCTGCTTCTGTCACCGTGACTTCAATTCTCGGATCGTCTGAATAATACTTACTAGCCGATAGATCAACAATACAGTTGTCATCCTCCCAGATAACGCCTGTGAGCGCGTCTTCAATAAGCTTGACGTAATTGGACGTGTCAGGCTTAACTATTGGCCGATGAATGTTCTGGGCCCGTCTAGCATGTTCAATTCGGCTAACGCTGGTTTGTATTGGTCGATAAATGGCTATACGGACCACTAATTGCTTCCGGCCAATTAGATCACCGTGATACTGTTTACTAGCTTCTAGTGACACGTACTGCTTATATGCCCGACTCTTCGAGGGATCATATGCATGCCCATTACGATTAAAACGCGGACGTGCTGCTGGTACTGGTTCGCCATATACAACTAACTCAATCACCAGCGACACCTGCCAATGGTAATTCTGTCTGCTGCATCATCATCTTTGTAGCCGTCGATGGCTGCCAGTCATCGATGAACCGCATTGCTTTGTCGAAGTCCTTGGCCTTAATCTGAATCCGTGCACGGACGCCGCAGACCTGATTCAAGCCGCCGTTGATGTCCTTATAGAGTGCTGACCGCTGTTCCTTAGTCAGCTGCAGGTGCCGGTCTTGGATGTACTCACGCACTGCTTTAGATACCCCGTGGCTGACAGCCGTGTAGTCTCCGGATTCCAGCCGGCGATTCTGCTCGAAGTCGTCCATGCGCTCCTCAACCCCAGTTAGTCGTTTGTTGGCGCGATTGGCGTTCTCCATCACCAGCAGAAGCTTTTCTTCCGGTGTCATTGGGAGAACGACCTGTTGAGCTTGTCGCTTGGCCTGCTTCTCCATCGCGATGAAATACTCACGCGCTTGCTTACCCTTAGGAGTCCGCTGAATCATAGACAACTCCTTTGCCATGTCCAAAGTCATGGCGTACTCAATGCGAGGCCGGCCACCACGGCTTTTCGCCGAAATTGGCGTAAAGTCCTGGCCCTCCGTAAAGCCGTATTCAATCATGCCCTTGAACCAGTTCGAAAAGTCCTTGCCGACCTCTAGAAAGTCGTGCAGGTCTCGTGCATCGACGGCCACTGTACCGTCGTCTTGCTTAAAAGTTTTGATTAACTCATTCATTTTTAGTCCTCCTGTTCCGTAAGTGCATCGTCCATCCGGTCCCGCTGCGCCTGTCTGACCACTTCGTCAATTTCTGCAGGGAAGGCGGTCCCAGCGTCATACATAAACGACTCGAACCGCCGTTTGGTGAAGATAGCCTCCGCATGCACGCCCCGGTCACTCTTGACTTCAAAGGTGTGCGGCGAGAAATAGATCTCCGTATCGCCCCGCACGCTGTGTATCAGCGTGTAGTCGTTGAAGTCGTTCGTCATAAACCGTGGATTGAGATGCTCCCAGCTGTACCGCACACCCTTGTAGATGATTGCCATCACGATGTCCCGGACTTGCTCGCGTCCCTTGACCGTGGCTTGTACGCCACTTGTCCGGACGTGGAGCTTACCTTTCTCGGCAATGATCGTTAGCTTACGGCTGTAGACACCCGCCGCTACTGCTTCCTGTACTTGCATGGCTGTGCCTCCTTGCATTTCAGGCTGTTTACTCATGCTTCTGCCCCTTCCTTCTCTGACCGCCGTGCCTTAAATCTTGCGATTCTCTCGGCCAACGCGGCCTTTTCTTCTTCCGTGAATTGCTTGGGGGCCGTTGGCTGGTCTGGCGTCTTCTCAGGCGTCTTCTGAGCCCACGTTGGCAGTGTCTCCTTGGCCCTTGTTGGCTTAGAGCTCCCGCGGCCGTTCTTCATGCGTTGATCGTGTTCTGCAGCCGCCTTTTTGGCCTGATCAAGCGTTGTAATCTTGCGTTTCTGCCACCCATCAATCACGGCTTGCATGTACTTAAGCGCCCCGCGCGATTGGACGTTATGCTCACCGGCGATGGTGATGGCGAAGTCAATCACGTCCGCTGGCAGTTGCTCAAGCCAGTCGTTAATCTCAGGCATGGCGATAGCGTTGGGGAATCCCCACAGGCTGGTCCACTTATCGATCACACTTGATCGGGTGATACCCGCGTCATCATCATCTAAGTCAGTACCAGTCAAGTCAAGGTCAGTACTAGTAAGTTCTTTATGTCCTACCGGTTGACCTCCACCTTGCCCAACTGGTTGGCCTACTTCGTCTAAACCAGTTGACCTACTTTTTTCATTTGTAGTTGGGTTACTGGTTGGGTAACCAGTTGACCTACCGTAAAGTTTGACCACCCGATACTCAGGTGGCTTGACGTTTTTCTTACCTTTGATGTACTTGATCAGTCCAAGTTGTACCAGTGAATTTCTTGCCTTATCGAGGCCGGGCTCGGATAATCCTGTCAGACTAAGCAGTGCCGAATTTTTCATGCGAAACTGAGCATCCAACTTCCCTTCATCGTTCGCGTAGTCTAGCAACTCGCGATACAGATTATTCTGGCCGTTAGAGACGCTCGCTTCATACATTTTAAAATTGCGGTACGCTCGTCGTTGTTTGAAGTAATCCATGCTGGCACCTCCTTTAATCAATCAGTTCATCAGCATCGATGATGTCGCCCAGAACCTTAGTTGACCGACAGTAGTCGCACGTCTCACAGCGCTCCGGTTCTTCCTGGCCATCGATGATGGACTTGAATCGGTGTTCCTGATCCTTGACCCGCCACATCGCATCATCTAGCTTGTCCTGCGGGATTGAGATGACCGCCTTGTCGGGCGGGTCTTGCTTGGTGACTGCAACAATGTAGGGCGTACATAGCACACCGTACTGTTGACGAACTAGCTCTTGGTAGACGGCCATTTGGAGCTGGTAGTCGTAGGCATAGACGAATGGGACGTAGCGCCGTGTGCGGGTATCCCAGACCTGCTTGTGTAGGTCCTGCGTGGTCTTTAAGTCGAGGAAGATGCCTCGCTCAAGGTTCAAGCAGTCCAGCTTGCCCATCCAGTCGATACCGTCAATCGTCCCAGTGACAATCGATTCCTTAGCGCCCTGGTAGAGTGCCCGGAAGGTGGCATCGCCGTCTAGCGTCTTAATCATGCTCTCGGCCACCTTATACGGTGCCTTAAGCTGGCCCTTAGTTTTGCCCCTAGTAGAAAGCATCACGTCTTTGTGAGCTTCTATGAAGCGTTTGTGGGACGCTGGGGACTCGAAATAGCTGTGAAGGTAGTTACCGACCAGCAAGGCCGTTGGGTCTCGCTGGGGCTTCCAGTCGCCGTTGAGTTCTGCTAGCGCCTCAGCCTCACACGCCACGAACTTTTTGAACCACGTTGGGCTCATGTAGTTCTTGTTGGCCGTTTGACTGTAATAATTAGTCGAACTTAGAGTGAACCCCGTTGTTGAAGAGGTCCGTTTGCTCGGTGCCGTCTGCATCACTGTCAGCCTCCTTTTTGTCAATGTCTTTGATCAAGCTGTTCGCCGTTTCGCTGTCGGTCAATGATTCGGCCGATGCGGATTGCTCCGATACTGACGCGCTGGCAACTGATACTGACGCGCTCTCGCTCTTCTGGGGAGCTTCTGACGTCTCCGAGGTGTCCTTGGCAGGCCCCGGTTCAATCAGGTCAGCAACGGTCTTCTTCGGTGTCACATCCTTGGCAGGCTGGTCGTCGTCATACTCGTTGGAAGTTGTGTTGTTTATGGCCCCCACTACCAAGTCCGAATCATCTGAGGTATTCAAGATGTTCTTAGCGGCCCGATTCAACACCGTCCGCTTAGCCATTTCATCGCTAAACTTGTTTTGAACGGCTCCCTTTGAACGGGTCTGCGACCAGCTGTTCTTGATTTGCTTGAAAGTCATGATGGTGTATTGGTGAGTACCATCAGCCATCTCAATGACGGCGTAGACGTACTTGATTTGTCCGTCCAGGCCCTCTAACGTTGGCTCCCAGTTAGTGACGACGATTCGGTCGTCCTTAGCTGATATATCGAATTTATCGCCTTCGTGGACCACGTTGGCCCAGCAATCATCAACATTTGACAGGCGTTTAAGTGCCGCTTGCGTTCCAAAGTATGATCGTTGCATTTGAACCTTCTGGCCATACTTGATGAAGTAGACCTGGGTCTTGGCTGGTGACAGTCCTTGAACGACCATATCCATCAAGGCGTTAGCAATCGAGGTTTTCATCTCGGGGACGTGCGCCGCGATTTGGATAAGGTCACCATCGTTACTGCTCTTTAACGCGAAGAATGCGGATTTAAGGGCATTTCCAACGGCGTAGTTAGCAGGCAATTTCAGCCCGTTTTCCTGGTTCATCATTTGATTGATTTGGTTCTGAACCCCCACGTCCAGTGAACGCTGGGTTTCAGCAACTTCGTTTGTGTTCATCTACTTCTACTCCTCACCTAAGTCTGGTGACCAGCCAATCAGCTTATCGCTGATGCTGTACAGTTCATCGATATCAACGTTTCCAAGCTTGTCGCTTTCGGCCAACTCTTGAATTTTGTGAAAAAGCGCCGACTTAATATCGTCTAACTCGGCGGTGTTGGTACATACCACCGGCTTCGGTGTGAACCTGCTGTTCGTCCGTACCATCACATCCATGAGATCACCTCCGCGTCCTTGAACTCTTCCAGGATTCCGGCGAGATTGTCGTAATCGTAGTTGATTGGGCGGCCGTAGTCCTCGGCCTGACTGTCAAGGTAGTCGTGCATCGAATCTTCGTTGGTCGGAATGTAGCTTCCATCAACGTCCCAGTAGGTCTCGCCGGACTCCATCGGATTGCCATCCGTGTCGTAAACACTGTTATCACTGACTGGTTCAGCATCGAGCTGATTCATGTACCGGTAAAAATCAAACGTCGCATGATCTGGTGCAATCATTGAATCCGCCGCCCTTCTGCTGTAAAATTGAAGTTGAAAATACTTGAGACAAGTAATTTTTCTGTGAGTTCTGACGGCCAGGTCAGGGCTCTTTTTTTGTGCCAAAGTTTCATTTTTTGTCCTCCTTATAGTCCAGTCCGAAGAAGTCATCCGCCCAGGCTTTCCAGCCGCCGTAGTGATGTACCGATTCGGATAGTTTGTAGCCACCGTAAATGCACAGGAACATGAAGCAGAACCACGACGCAAATTCGCCGAAGTAGTAGTAGAACACATCCATTCTTGTCACCTCCTTACCAAGGTAATTCTTCCCAGTGACGGTCTAAGAACTCCGCCATGGGGCCAGCTTTGAAAAGCCAACGTGTCCCGGGCCCCGCAGCCTCTTTGATTTCATGATGGTCAACCATTTGTTGAATCTCTCGGCTGTACCGCGGATTCTCCAGGATGCTGGCTTTGATCCAAGTCGTTGACTTCTTGCCAACCCACTCACGTAAATCTTGCATGGTCCACGTTCGACCGGTCAGTGCTTGACCACGAAGACTCTCGATTTCGTCACGTTGGACCAACTCGAAGTTATCCGGAATGGCGATTTCGATATTTGCTTTGATACTCTGTGGTGCTTGCATCATGTCGTCACCCTCCTATTCGCTTGTTGTATGAATCGAAGACGCTTTGAATGTCCTCACCCGCATACTTGGCTTTCATCGCAATGTCCGTCTCCTCAGCGCCGATTTCTTCAACATATTCCCGGAAGTAGTCCCGGATGAGAAGCGTTTGCTGTGGCGATCTAAGCTCTGGCTTAGTACCGATGGCCTCATCGAATGCATCTTCCAACTTTCGCCGCTCATTCTCTTCTTTTCGCTGTTGAAACAGGGCCGCCATTACATCGTCATGTTTAGTCTTATTTTTCATAAAAGACGGAATATGGTAATCCTCCCGTGCCCCAGAAAAATTAAGCCAAATATTTTGCAGTGTGTCCGCCAACGATATTCTCGTTGGCTTGTCCGTGTTACGAGTGCCGTTCTTCAAACGACTTAGCTGACCGACAGACACATGAACCTTACCAGCTACTTGCTTGTGTGTTAGCGAACCCTGAATCCCATCTAGGGCAAGCGTTAGTTGTTCTGAAAATTTGCTTTGCATCTTTTTCCTCCCATCGTGATTGGAAATTGAATTCAATCACTTTTCCTAAGCTCACAGTTATCATTGATACTGGAGTTCAAATGACTGGTCATTTGCTTTGGAACATTCAATCATGTACAAGCGATCAAGATAGCCCTCGCCATTTGCTTCAACCATCGCCGCAATGATATCTGCGGTATGATTACTACTTTCTGCAACGAAGTTGATCTTTTCTTGCCGTGTCATCTTGGTACCCCCTGTTCCTTGACAATTAAAAAACTGCCTTAATTGACTCAAATATCTTTTGTGCTTCTTCAATTTTAGATATGGGTAAATCATTGATTCTTTTGAGTCGTAGTTTCGTTCGAATGATGCTGTTGAAGGCTTGCGACAATGAATCATATCTAACCGGAGTTTCTTCGGAGATTTGTTTAGCAAAATCTGTAATCTCCTTTTTAAACGTTGCTAACTCGGTTGGAACGTTACCCGGATGATTGTCCGCAATAGCTTTTCTTACCTGTTCTTTGACCATTTGTTGCAACTGTTCTTGTGTTACTTCCATTATTTGGCCACCTCCTTTGGCAATAAATCTTCTACTTGGATTTCCAGTGCCTTAGCCAACTTAATTGCTGTCTTAAGTCCGGGAGTCTTATTTGTATTTTCGATTCCACTAATGGTTGTTTGTGGTACACCACTTAAATCTGAAAGTTTTGCTTGCGTTAATCCTTTTTGACTACGAATCATAAATAGTTCTTGTCCTGATGTCATTTCATCACCTCATCTCTTTCTACTCTTTAGAGTATATACTCAATTGATATAATTGTCTACTCATTTGAGTAACTATGTTCAAAAAAATAATGTTATGTTTAAGACGTACTCAATTGGGTTAGGATGTGATACTAATGGATAAAACACATAGCACCTTCTTTAAAGAACGCTTGTACTCTTATATGAAAGAACAAAACATAACATTAAATCGTGTAGCAACCTTGTCTGGCATGGCAACTACTACACTTAGCAATATTGTCAATCGAGGATCCGCTCCTCGCATTGACACGGTGTATAGAGTTTGCACGGGGCTTGGCGTCAGCGTCCATGACTTCTTCGACTTTCCGCCTTACAACGAGGTGGAAAAATGAACTTAATACCTATATTCCTTTCTTCAATGAACTAATTACTAAATCGTTCATCGAAAGGAGGTGACTAAAATGATCTTTAAGAACCAGCTAATCTCAGTATCTTCTGCCGTTGCTAAGTCAATAGGCAATGGTAACCAAAATCATTTGATTTTATTTACCAGTTCAACCGCCATTATTGGTGATTTACTATCTGATGGTGATCACGTTGAATCTAGCCCCGTTTACTCAGCTTTATTCGAAGGGCTTACCTCTTCTAGCAAGCTTTTCGACGAAACTATCGATAAATTTGGCAAAAGTAATAGCTACGACAGTACTAGTAAACGTCAGATTATTTCCCGAATGAGAGGGCAGAAGGACTCTATCGTCTATCTTCAAAACGTAACTATCCAATCGCTGTCTTCACTGCAGCCCTTAAATGTCGACTTCTTAGCAGTAGACTTGGATAAAATCACTAGTTTCACTATTGGTTCTTCTTCGATGCAGAATTCTCAATAGCTATTTGAACATGACGCTCTTGGTTACTAGCGATAATCTTGAGCGTTTTGTTTAGGTTACGAAGTTCTTTGAGCACCTCAGCTTGGAACTCTTCTTTTTTCATCAGCTCACCTCCTCAGGCTGTTTGTTCACTCTCCGTGATGAATTACTGTAAAAAAATAGTTCATCTGCGGACTTCCCATAGAAATCAACCATCTTTTTCATCGTTTCAAAGGACGGTGTTTTAACACCAGCTTCAATCTTAGACAGCATTGAATAGCTGATTCCAATTGATTTAGCGGCTTCCGGTTGAGTTAATTTCAATTCTTCCCGGGCCTTCTTGAGTGGGTTCATGTTTATCCCTCCTTCACTCTACGTGAATATAGTACCATCACTAAGAGTGAACGTCAACACTTATAGTGAAAATTATTTATTTACTCTTTTTTATCACTTAGAGTGATAGTATGCTGTAAATAAATACAAGGAGTGAAGAGTATGACTAAAGGACAGCGTATCGCTGAACTACGTAAGCGAAAGCACGAAAGTCAAAGCGAATTAGCCCGAGCAGTCAATGTCAGTGCCAGTACGATTGGCATGTGGGAAACCGACCAGCGCGCTATCAAGGATGATGACCTTTCTGCTTTAGCCGATCATTTCGGCATCACAGTCGACTATCTTCTGGGCCGTAAGGTAGATCTAGGTAGTGTCCCTGTTGCTGCACATATCGACGGAGATTTAGCAGATCTAACCGACGAAGAGCGTCAGGAAATCAACGACTACATCGAATTTAAAAAGGCACAGTATAAAAAGCGCCACGAAAAGGACTGAGGCTTATTGAATAGACTTGAAACTCTGATGGCGCAGTATCCAAACATCATTTTCAATTTCGAAAAATTGCCAATGCGCCTAAGCGGTCTCGCTCTTGGGAACGAAGTCGCACTTAATGAAAGCAAGACAGCCGATCAACTATGCCAGTGGATACTAGAGGAAATTGGCCATGTTGAAACTTCGGTTGGCGACATTACCGATTATGGATCGTTAGAGAATATGAAACAGGAACGACGGGCTCGTGTTTGGGGATTTACTCACTTGCTGACACGGGCTGACATGGACCGTTTACGTCGCGAATATGCGTGTGAGGACTCAGATTACCCCGCCGCTGATGACATCGGTCTTGAATTACCATACCTGCATGAAGTTGGTTTGGCGTATGGATTGCAGTACAAACATGTTTTAGACTGAAATATGAGGTGAACACGATGAAATGCCCTATAGACGGGACTGAATTTAAAGACGAATTTGTCCAGCTTAAAGATGGAAAGATATGTACACAGTGTGCGGCACAGGTTGGTATGATTTATGGCTCATCACTGACCGAAGCAGAGTCTGAAAAGCATTCCCTAGCCGAAGTGAAGACGCTGATGTCGACAAACTCGAAGGTGACCACTCAAGATGAAATTGACTTCCAAAAAAACGAGGTCAAGCATCGACGGATACCAACTCACAACCAAAAATCGCAGCAACCCCGGTCTAGTAAATCAGCTATTTTGGGTACCGTCAGCCTAGTCGTAATAATCCTAGTCGGTGGAATTATAGTAAAGACATCTAGTGGTCATGATACTAAGCAAGCCGTTTCGTCCTCTACATCCTCATTGACGCCGAGTGAAAAGCTGGCATCAATCAAGGATAACGAACAATTAGCTTCCTATGATCCGGTAGGCAAAGCATTCGATTTATCTACCCTTTCCGGTCGTTCGAATTCTTGGCTATCAAACCAGGGTGGTAAAGGCATCATCGTCAGCAATGCCAAAGTGATTGGCCTAGGAGCCGACAAACAGAAGAAATATCATATTTTGGCCAAAATCCCTAACTCATCAGTTATGACTCTAACCGTTGTCGGCGGTAAAAAGTCTGGCAAAGTCGTCAAAGGCGGTAAGATCACGGTATATGGCCACTTTGTCGGTAAGACAACTATCGACAGTGCTCAGGTAAAGGCTGGAATCAGTGAAGATTACGCTGGTACATCGGCCTTGAACTTGGCGGCTGATGAAGTTGTGTCTTACCAGTAAAGCCCCTAATCGGGCTTTTCTTTAACAGGCTTAAAGAACATACGTTTGGCAAAGTCAAGTGTTGACCTTGCCATTGAAAGGAGAATTAACCATGGCAAGTATTACCAAGCGAGGCAAGAGCTGGCAGGCCAGGATCAGCTATAAAGATGCCGATGGCAAGTTCAAAACGAAAACCCACGGAGGATTTAGGACGAAGAGCGTGGCTACCGCATGGGCCAATCAGTTTGAGGTAGACAAAAATAACGGTGATCTAGTTGTCGATACTCCTCCACTCTTTCCCGACTACTTCTGGTCCTGGTTCGAGACCTATAAAGAATCGTCCGTACGTGAGCGTACTCGCCTAACCTACGTCACCGCTCACCATATCCTTGAAGAATATCTTCCAGCCGAGAGAATCGACCTGATGGACCGGCGTAAGTACCAACTTTTCCTGAAAGAATTTGGTAAAGACCACTCTAAGGCCACTGTTTCTAAAATGAACTCGCTTTACCACGCCTGTATCAAGGATGCTTTATATGACGGTCTCATCAAACGTGATTTTATCGAAACGGCCTCTCTGGTTTACGATAAGGAACGGACCCGAAAGATTCAGTATCTGAGTGTGGCCGACCTGCATACCCTTATCGATTACTTGCTAGAAACGCGTAATCGGAACTTTACGTCAAAGTACATGATTCTGACTGCATTGCTGACCGGAATGCGTCCAGGGGAAGTTCAGGGCTTACGGTGGGACGATATCAACGAACCCTTCCACACTATCACCGTCACTCAGTCCTGGAACGAAACCAACCGCGATTTTCAGGATTTGAAGAATGAATCCTCCCACCGAGTAATTCGAATCGATGGGTGGTTAATTGGACTACTTAAAGAAATTAGTCATAAAAATAAAAAAGGAAGTGTCTTCGTAGATCAGTACGGAGACATTCCCACATCCTCAGCTGTGAACAAAGCTTTACGTGCGGCGATGAAGGCATGCGATGTCGTTCGCCAAGGTTTCCACTTCCACTCGTGCCGCCATACCCACGTTGCCTATCTCTTATCCGAGGGAATTGACCTGTACGCCATTTCAAAACGCTTGGGTCACTCCAGTATCACAATCACAGCCAACACGTATGCCTATCTAATCGACGAATATAAGGTAAAAACTGACACCAAGATTGCATCTTCAATTGAGTCGCTTGAACCCAAAACTGAAGACCACTTTGCACAAATTTTGCCCAAAGGCTCTACTAACACCGAGAATACGGCAACCTAAAATCCTGCACTCACTAAACTAGGCCTTAGCAAATAAGCCTTTGCGCAAAATACGCGCAAAATGTTTTTAGCTTTTTGTGCTTTCTAGTCAGTTTTAAATAAAAAGAACCCCGCCAAATGCTTATTTGACGGGGTTCTTATTTTTATGAAAATCGTTTAAAAACGCTTGATAAGGAGAGTACAGGATTTGAACCTGCGCGCCGGTATTAGCCGGTTCGACGGATTTCGAGTCCGTTGCATTACCACTCTGCCAACTCTCCAAGTCACTACTTAATATATTTTACCAATAATGACTATAAATGCAAGTATGTTTTAAAATTTTCGTTGCGTCAACACTATCGGATCAAACGGATCGATCCAAATCGGTGCCGTATCCACTAGCCCAATTGGCGAAATATTAGTACTGTCCAACTTGGCCGCCAGCAGTTGCTTATCGGCGTTTTGGGCCGTCGCAATCTCCCAGTCCGTCCATTCCGACTGCCAGGTGGCCCGACTCACGATAATCAACAGCTGATTAGCCGCCTTGATTTCCTTGCGGAGGTGTCGGCGAATTCGGTTAGCACCGGCACAGTTGAAACACACCGGCGGCTCCTGCTCATGAAAGCTGACCGATGGGAACTCCCAGTACTTATCCGCCCATTCCTGGAGCTGGACTTGAAACGAATGGGCTAACGGATCGGCTGACTGATAGCTGATAAATAGATCACTCATCAT